AACGCAGCTCCCCTATCCAATACCATTCCTGGCGGTGTAGCTGCGAAGCGTGACTTGCGCACTGAGCACAAGTGGAAGCGCGACTGCGAGGAAAAGCCTGAGACCATTCGTGCTATCGAAGAGAAGGCTATGCGCGTTGCTCCTGCATACAACAAAGGTGCAGTGCAGTATATCACAGACCAAACTGATGCTAAGTATATCGGAAGGAAGATATGATGTGGAATAAGAGTGAACTCAGTGAGATGCTTCGCAATCGCAGGCTTGAGGTTTCTTTCATTAAGAAGGATGGATCTCTTCGTGTTATGAACTGCACGTTGCTGGAGAAGTATCTGCCTACGAACGATAAAGAAACTACGAAGAAAGAAAACGATTCTGTCCTATCCGTTTGGGATATAGATAATAGTGGATGGCGTTCGTTTCGCCTGGATTCAATTACTGAAGTGAGGATTGTGATCAATGACTAAACTGAATATCTCTGGACTCAAGGAAAGCGCAACGAAGGCTAAGGATCTTGAGCCAGCAAAGAACGGAACGTATGCGCACATTGGTTCTAAAGGCGGAACCGAGCAGATGTTCGAAGGGCTTATGGCTCGACTGCCTACAGAACTGACTGATCAGTTCAATATCATCTGCTCGCGCGTGCGCGAAGACAATGTAAGCACTACAAAGAAAAACATTCTGTGGCTTCACGATACGTTCGACGATCCAGAGTCGCAGCACTTGAAGGATGCTAAGAGCCTTGAAAGATTCGAGAGACTCGTATTCGTATCACACTATCAGCAGTCTACTTACAATCTCGGACTTGGAGTACCATACGACAAGGGGATCGTTCTGCAGAATGCTATCGTTCCTATCGAGCAGCATGAAAAGCCTAAAGGCACGATTAACGTAATCTATCACACCACACCTCATCGCGGACTCGAGCTTCTCGTTCCTGTTGCTGAGTTCCTGGCTGATCGTGGCGTAGACTTCCATCTCGACGTTTACTCGTCGTTTGGTATCTATGGATGGCCTGCTCGCGACGAGCCGTATAAGGAACTGTTCGAGCGCATCAAGCGCAACGGCAAGATGACCTATCATGGATGGCAACCAAACTCTGTTATCCGTGAAGCTCTGAAGAAAGCGCACATCTACGCATATCCATCCATCTGGCCAGAGACTTCTGGTATCTCCGTGATTGAGGCTATGAGCGCTGGCTGTAACGTGATCTGCCCAACGTTGGCTGCGTTGCCTGAGACTTGCGCCAACTTCGCTGTTCAGTATGGCTGGACGGAAAACAATAACAAGCACGCCAATGTGTTCGCTGGCGTCTTGAGCATGGTCATCAGAGACTACTGGGCAGAGCACAATCAGGAACGCCTCAAGTTCCAAAAAGCATACTTTGACAACTTCTATAATTGGGATATTCGTGCAGCCCAGTGGCGGGATTTCCTCAGCTCGATGGCAAACAAGCCTTGACAATCACCCTCACCTGTGGTATGATAAGTTATAGTGAAGGAGCGATCTATGGCTAAAAGTCTACTGTCGGTGAAGGCAAAGAAACGTAAGACTATTCTCCCACGCGGTGTCGATGCCAAACACTTTGGTGAAGAGCCGACTTGGGAGGATATCGGTTTCTTGAGTGATAGTGAACTGCGGGCTAAAGAAATGTCTGCGTTCAACTGGTACAACTATTTCTATGAAGCGAAGACTGGACGTAAGTTCATCGTCGAGTTCATGGAGTCAGTGAATATGCCTAAAGTCGCTGTTAAGGTATTCAGTCGACTGCCTGACGCACAGATCAACAGCACGACTGCAGCCATGGCTCGCATGTATATCATGGGTTGGGAAGATGCTGAGAAGCGCAAGAAGATTGAGTCGCGCGTCATGGAGCTGTGCCGCAAGGGTGCGAATCTAGTGGAAGAAGATCAGAAGCAGGCTGCCGCTAAAGTGAACGTGCCTCTAAAAATCAACACGAACGAGCTGATCACCGACATCGAGCAGATGATCGATCAGGAAGCGGAATCGCTGACAGGTTTCTACGAGTGGCTGAAGAATCGCAGCGCAAAGCCTACAGACGTGCGCGGAGTCATCGACTACTATGCTGGCTGGTTCCAAGAGCTGAACGAAGCATCAGAGCGCAACGCTGATCCGCAGCTGAAGGAAGCGTATTCATATCTCACTAAGAAGCAGCTGAAGGAACGAGTCGATCTGTTCGCTGGTATCATTGCAGACTGCGAGTCGTATCTGTCTAACAGCCGCAAGTCAGTTGTTAAGAAGCCGCGTAAGACTAAACCTAAGTCAGCTGACAAGGTTGTATCCAAGATCAAGTTCCAGAAAGAAGATACGAACCTCAAGATCGTGTCTATCGATCCTGCGAAGCTGGTTGGTGCTACTGAGCTCTGGGTGTTCAACACCAAGTATAATGTGTTGGCTCACTACGTCGCAGGAAATGGTGGACTCTCGCTGAAGGGGACTACGCTCCAGAACTTCAACGAGAGCTCACTACAAAAGAAACTGCGTAAGCCCGCAGACGTCTTGCCTAATATCACAGGCAGCACAGCTAAAGCAGCAGAACGTGCATTCACTTCACTCAAGACCAAAGAGAACGCTCCCAATGGACGAATCAACGAATTCTGCGTCATCCTTCGCGCAGTCAAGTAATGTAGTGCGCTTCCCTAAGAAGAGCGTTCGTCTCGTTTCTCCCGTGGAGGATGATGCTGCTCGCGAGGCTACGAAACGAGCATATGTCGATGAAGTCACTGACGCATATGCTCAACATATCGCCAATAAATTAGGACAGCAAGGCTTCGACATATTCAACAAAGACTTCGACAAACACTTTGGCTTTACCGTCGAAGCCCTACGCTCAACCCTACTGATGACCATGGATCTAAATCATCCATTTCAAGAAGTCGTAGAACATACAGTCAAAACCATAGCGGAGTTGTCGCCAGACAATGACGACGACGAGTTCGATCCCGCTTGACAATTACGCATAGATAGTATATGATACTATCATGCAATGGAGTTCGTTATGATCCTCGTAGATTTTAGCCAAGTCATGATTTCCAATATCATGATGCAGCTGGTTAACAATGAAAGCAAACTCGACGAAGATATGGTTCGCCATATGGTTCTGTCGAGCATTCGTTTATACAAGCGCAAGTTTGGTGCTGAGTATGGCGAGATCGTTATCTGTGCTGACGGTCCTTCATACTGGCGCCGAGAGATCTATCCCCACTACAAGGCTGGTCGTAAGAAAGCTCGCGAGAAATCCGCGCACGATTGGTCGACTATCTTCAATGCGCTGCACAAGATTCGCGACGAGATCTCGAATAACATGCCGTATCCCGTGTTGCGCCTAGAGCGCGCGGAAGCCGACGATATCATTGGAACTCTGTGTCACGCCTACGGTCAGCACGGTGTAGTGAATGAGAAGATCCTTATCGTCTCAGGCGACAAAGACTTCGCTCAGTTACAGAAGTATGATAATGTTGCTCAGTACTCACCCATCGCTAAGAAGTTCATCACGCCCGACGTAAACCCAGAACGTTTCAAGCAGTATCACATTCTGCAAGGCGATAGTGGCGACGGCGTGCCTAACTTCCTGTCTGCTGACGATACGTTCGTAGCTGGTGGTCGTCAGAAACCGCTTCCCAAAAAGAAACTGGAAGAGTGGACGCTCATGCAGCCTGAGCAATACTGTCAGGGTGAGATGTTGCGCAATTATCACCGTAACAAGATTATGGTCGATCTCGACTGCATTCCTGAGGATTTGCAGTCAAACATCATGAATGCGTTCACTACATATAATCGTAATCCTCGCAGCAAGATCTTTAACTATTTCGTTGAACACAGGCTTCGTCAGCTGACCGAAGCAATCTCGGAGTTCTAATGCCAGTCGCTCGCTATCGTAAGAAGCCATCCGTCATTCATGCAGTCAAATGGACTGGTGTGAACACTGATGAGATCGTAGAGTTTACCGAAGGTAAGTTCGCAGAGAATGTGATCTACGGTATTCCTATGCTGGAGATCTACACGCTGGAAGGCGTTATGAAAGCATCCATTGGTGATTACATCGTCAAGGGAATCGCTGGTGAGTTCTATCCATGTAAGCCAACCATCTTCGAAGAACTGCATGAACTTGATATTGAAGTGCCAGACCTCGACTATCACAACAGGGAGTATAACAAGTGATTGATCTGAATAAGTATGCTAATTTCGTTATGGTTGTTACAAGTCGTGAAAGCCGTGAGACTCAAGTTTTCATTGACAAGCTAAAAGAAATCCAGTATGATAAGGATAATAAGATCAACATGTCGTTGATGCTTACGGCTATCATTGGTATGACTAGTGAAGCTGGCGAAGCTCAGGAAATCATGAAGAAGGTTTTGTTTCAGGGTAAGCCATTCACAGAAGATACGCGCCAGCATCTCAAGAAGGAACTTGGTGACGTGATTTGGTACTGGATCAATGCTTGTAATGCTCTTCAGCTC